TCGATGGTCTTGTTAAGTTAATCGGTGCTGCTTCAGGTGTTGTAGCTGCAAACGCTTCTACTTTTATCTCAGGTGCGCCTTTATCTTCTATTACTTCTGCAAACGTAATCTCTATCTTTGATGGTGTTTATCGTGCAATCCCTGCAAAAGTTGTAGCTGCTGATGATATGACTATCTTCTGCGGTCAAGATTTATTCCGTACTTACACTATCGCTCTTAAGAATAGCGGTTCTTTCAATTACCAAATTGATGTTAAGGCTGATAGCGAATTCGTACTTCCTGGTACTACAATCAAAGTTGTAGCAGTTGCAGGTCTTAACGGAACAAACAAAGTTTACGCTATGCGTTTAAGCAATATGTTCTTAGGTACAGACCTACTTAATGGTGAAGAAAAATTCGAGGTGTTTTATGCCAGAGAAAGTGACCAAATTAGATTTGTAAGTGAGTTCAAAATCGGTACGAACATCGCGTTCCCAGACGAAGTAGCTGCTTTCGTTCTTGCATAATTTATAGGGTAGGTTGAAATACACCTACCCATTTTTTAAACTAATAATATTTAACAAATGAGTTGCGCACTTTCTCAAAATTACACCCTTGATTGTAAAGATTCATTGGGCGGAATTACCGAGGTTTATTTTGCAGCATCAGCAGACGTTACCTCTACAACCGAGGCAAGTGGTGTTATTACCGCACTTGTTAAGGCAGCAGGTAAAAAGTTCTACAAGTACGAACTTGTAAAAGGTACTTCTCAAATCGTTGAGAATATCAATGCAAACGTACAAAACGGAACTGTTTTCTATGCTCCAGAATTAACTATCGTATTAAACAAATTACAAGCTAATACAAGAAACGAAATCTTGTTGTTGGCTCAAAACACTTTAGTAGCAGTTGCCAAAGATAACAATGGCAAATACTGGTACTTAGGTAAAACAAGAGGCTTAGACCTTACTGCAGGTAACTCTGGTACAGGTACGGCTGAAGGCGACAGAAGTGGTTACACTTTAACTTTTACAGGTGCAGAAGCAGCTATGGCTCCAGAGGTTAACTCTACTGTAGCAGCAGCTTTAACTACTCCTGGTTCTTAGGTTGTTTTGGTTTTGTATATAGATGCCCTCGGACTTAATTGTTCGGGGGTTTTTTATTTTGCAAACAATCGTGATAGTTTATATTTATAGGTGTGATAAGATTAATTAAGGGGCAAACCCAAAACATAATACTTACCTTGACTGAGAAGCAGCTTTTGACAAGTCCTAACTATCTATTTATATTTGAGAATAGAAGTACAAATACGGAAATCAAATTTGTAAGGCTTAACAACACAGACATAAGCGCATACAAGGAAAGGTACAACGAGTTCACTATTGTAGTTAATAGCTTCTTTAATACGGCTTTAAACGGGCAATACACCTATACAATTTACGAGCAAACAAGTACTACCAACACAAACCCGACAGGCTTAAACCTGCTTGAAAGCGGCATTATGGAGCTTTCAGGAACTACTATCTCATTCACAGAATACGAAACAACAAGCACATTCACAATTAGACAATAATGGAAATACAAGTATTGACATTTGCGGAAGCAAAGCAACCAGAATATAAAGAGAAAAAAGGCGAAGGGTATATGCAGTATGGTCAAAATAATGACTATCCGCAATACCTATTAGACCTATTTAACAAATCTGCAAAGCATAATGCTATCATTCGTGGCAAGGTAAACTACATTGTCGGTAATGGTTGGGCAGGAGAGCAAGATATGATTAAGAAGGTTAATAGAGAGGAAACCCTTAACGACTTAACTAAAAAGGTTGCTTTAGATTTAGAACTATTTGGTGGTGCTTATATCCAAGTTATTTGGTCTGTAATGGGCGAACAGATTGCGGAGCTTTGGCATTGTGATTATACGAAGATTAGAACTAACAAAGACAATACGCAGTTCTGGTATAAAGAAGATTGGAAAGCTACACGCAACCAAGAGAAAGCAGAAGTTTACGCAGCGTTTAACCCTAAAAACCCAATCGGTGTTCAGATACTTTATGTAAAAGAATACAGACCGGGAATGAATGTTTATAGCTTACCGGGTTATTTCGGTGCTTTAAATTACATTGAAAGTGATGTAGAAGTTTCTAAGCACGTTTTAGGTAATGCTCAAACAGGGTTTTCTGCCAGTAAACTTATTACCTTACCAAACGGAGAGCCAAGTCCTGACGAGAAACGAGCAGTAAGCAGACAGTTCGATAATATGTACACGGGTGCAGATGGTAAAAAGTATTTACTTGCTTTTGTAAACGATGTAACTCGTAAGCCTATTGTTGACGATTTAGGTGCGAGTGATTTAACTAAAGAAGATTTTAGCCGTGTAGACGAGTTAATACAAACAAACATTTTTAGCGGTCACCAGATTACAAGCCCTGACCTTTTCGGTATCGCCGTTCCGGGTCAATTAGGCAACAGACAACAGATGCGTGATAGCTACGAGATATTTAATAACACCTATGTACGCTATAAGCAAATGCAATTAGAGGGTGTATTTAATATGCTTGGCGGTTATGCGGGTCTTACTGAGGAATTAAAGATTATACCTACCGACCCAATCGGTATTGAGTTTACTGAGAACGTTCTTATTCAAAATATGTCTAAAGACGAGATAAGAGAAATGCTTAACTTACCTGCTTTAGAAGTAGATGCAAGTAACGAAGCACAAAGAGTTACAGACGGCATCGCTGCATTAAGTCCATTGGTTGCTAACAAGGTTTTAGAGTCAATGACTAAGAATGAAATTAGAGCCTTAGTTGCTTTGAAGCCTACAATCGATGGTGATGTAATTTCTAATACAGTAATAGGACAAGAGCCAATGTCAGCCGAGACAAGTGTTAACGAACACATCAAAGGTCTGAAGGGTAGAGAATGGCAGAATATGCAGCGCATAATTCGTGACTTTAATAAGGGTAAGATTACAAGAGAACAAGCAAGTTCTATGTTAAAAGGCGGTTATGCTTTAAGTGACGAAGAGGTTACTACTTGGTTAGGTTCTGAAGAGTTAGAATTTAGCGAAGATGACTTTCAAGTTTTCTTTGAGTTCGGTGAAGACAGACAAGCATACGAGGTTCTTAAAAGCAAGACAAGATTTAGTGACGATGCGGACTTTGAAATGTTTGCAGACGTAACACAATTACAAAGCAATATTTTGGACTTAATTGTTAAGGATAAGCGTATTACCCCTGAGGTAATAGCTGACACTTTAAAAGAAGATATAGGAGCGGTTAAGCGTGTTATTGATGCCTTAATCGAAAAGGGGTTTATTAAAACAAGCGAAGTAAAGCAAGGCAAAGGCATTGATAGTAATATCATTATTGAAAGGGAACTTACTGCGCCTATTGGTAAAATTGTTGAAGCTATTAAGCCACAAACAACGCAGATTTTAATTCGTTACACTTACGAGTGGATACCTAAATTAGATAGAAGCGGAAACCCTGAAAACAATCCTTTAATTACAACAAGCAGACCATTTTGCAAATACTTATTAGAAGCTAATAAATTTTATACTCGTAGCGACATTGAAAGTATGAGTGCAAGGCTTGGTTATTCTGTATGGGATAGACGAGGCGGTTGGTGGAATGACAATGGCAGAATTTCAGAAAGTTGCAGACACAGGTGGGTATCAAACATAGTTAAAAGAAAATAAGAAATGAGCTTAAACACATTATTCATAAGCGTACAGAATATTAAAGACAGGTCTGGCTTACACGCTAACGTAGACGAAAAACTTGTATTGCCTGAGATTAAAACTTCGCAGGACATGTACATCTTACCTGCTCTTGGAAGTGCTTTATACAATCGACTACAAGCAGGTATTACGGCTAACAACTTAAATGCTAATGAGGTTATTTTATTAGACCAATACATAGCAGATACTTTAGTGCATTATGTACTTAGTGAGTTGCCAATGGGATTGTCTTATCAATTCTATAACAAAGGCTTGTTAAGAAAAGGCGGCGAGAATACCGAGAACCCTTCTATGCAAGATATGATTGATGTGGCGAATAGATACAAAGCAAGAGCGGAGTTCTACAAGCAAAGAATGATTAAATACCTAAAAGAATATTCTACACTTTACCCTGAGTACTTGAACCCTGGTAGTGGCATTGATGCAATACACCCTGAGAATGATGCTTATACAACGAGCATTTGGTTAGGAGATTTTGATTGCTGCGCAGGTAAAAGCTTCGAGGAATTATATCAAGGGAATAGAGGTTGTAGCGACTGCTAATTATGAGTAAAGTAACAACAATAAAAAACCAAAATAAACTGCGTGTTTATTTAGAAAAAATTAAGAATGAGCCTGACGTTAAACCAAATAACAAAGCAGATAACAACACTCGGAAACGACCACGAACAAATTAACTTTGTTTACTTCGGCGATGTGTGGGAACGTTTGTCTAATGGCGAGGTTACTTACCCTGCTATGTTCTACACTTTAACAGGTGCAACTATAAACGCTAAAAATATTACTTATAATTTTAGCCTTTATTTTATGGACAGAATGTTAATGGAGGAAACAAACGAAACCGAGGTTTTATCGGATATGACTTTAGTAGGTCAAGACATAGTAGCGCAGTTACGTTACCCTAAAGCAATTTGGGATATTGGCGATACTGCACCTTTGACTTACTTTACTGAAAGCGACCCCGACTATCTTGCAGGAGTTAAGATAGACATTACAATGGAATTACCTTACTTAAATGACAGATGCCAAGTTCCGAGCATCTATAACTATACAGAATGATAGGCAAAAAAATTAACCAATTAGCTACCGAGTTAGCACCAGTTAGTACCGATTTAACTATTATAGGCGACCCGATTAGTGGAGTAAGTAAGAAGATTACACTTGCACAATTAGGAGCGATATTTAGCGGTGCGGTTTCGTTTTATGATAACTTAGCTTCGTTCCCTGCGGTTGGCGATATTAACGTTATCTATTGCGCTAAAGACACAAAGAAACTTTATTTATGGAGTGGCTCTGCTTATGTAGAGGTATTCCCTTCACAAGCTTTATTAGATACTTATCAATTAAGAAGTGAAAAGGGCAACGCTAATGGTTATGCTTCTTTGGATAGTTTAGGCAAAGTGCCTATTAGTCAATTACCGAGTTCTTTAATGGAATATTTAGGAACTTGGAACGCATCTACTAACACACCTACTTTAGCAAATGGAACGGGAGATAATGGAGATGTTTATTTATGTAACGTAGCAGGAACAGTAAACTTTGGCGCAGGTCCTATTACTTTTTCAGTAGGAGATTGGGTTATATATAATGGTACTATTTGGGAGCGTTCAAGTGGTGCGGTGGGTACTGTAACAAGCGTAGCGGTATCAAGAAGTGGAGATGCTTTAGCAATTACGGGAAGTCCTGTAACTACAAGCGGAACTATTAACATAGGCTTTGCAGGTACGGGAGCGCAGTATATCAAAGGAGACGGAACTTTAGCAACGTTCCCTAATACAATCGACCAAGCTAAAAACTTAATTACTGAAGTTTACAATAGTACGGGTGCGATTTTAACAAAGGGAACTGTTGTTTATATCAATGGCGGTCAAGGTAACTTGCCAACAATTACTAAGGCTTTAGCAACGGGCGATAGTACAAGCGCTCAAACATACGGCATAGTTCAAAACGATATTACAAACAATAACAATGGATATGTAGTAGTAGCAGGTCGATTAAGCGACATAGACACTCAGGCTTTTAGCGTAGGTACTCAATTATATTTGAGTTCTACAACTGCGGGTGCTTATACAAGTACAAAGCAATACGCTCCTGCTCACTTAGTTTATGTGGGTATCATTGTACGCTCACACCCAACACAAGGAATTATTGAGGTTAAGATACAGAACGGATATGAATTAGACGAGCTTCATAATGTAGCTGCTCAAACACCTACAAACAATGACGGGTTATTTTGGGAAAGTTCAACAAGCCTTTGGAAAAATAAAAGCTTATCTACAATCTTAGGTGGTACGCCTGTAACGGGAAGCGGAACTACAAACAGGCTTACTAAGTGGAGTTCTACAAGTGGTCAAATTGTTAATAGTAATATTTTAGATACGGGAATTACTATTACAAACCTTAACGCAACTGCGGACTTTTTCTCTTGTCAATTTAACGGAAACGCAACAACAGGAAAATCTTATGGTGTTTTAATTGCAGCAGGTACTAACTCAAGCGATATTGCTTTTAGGATTGAAGATGTAAGCAGTTCAAACGTTTACTTATATGTGTGGGGAGATGGGCGTGTGCAAATGAATAACATACCAAACGCTACTACTGACACGGATAAGTTTTTAGTAAGTGATAGCGGAGTTATTAAATACAGAACGGGTGCTGAGTTATTGAGCGACATCGGTGGTGCAAGTGCAAGTGGTTATGTTCCATACACGGGTGCGACTACTAACTTAAACTTAGGAAGCAACAATTTAACGGCGGCTGCTATCACGGGAACAAGTGCAAGAATTACAACCCTTGCAGGTAGCGTTTATGCAGATGTTAATGGTAACTTAGGTACTACTTCAGGAACTCAAGACACGCTTACTTATTGGGCATCTCAATATAGCATCGCTTCTTTGTCTACTGCTACTTACCCTTCTTTAACGGAGTTAAGTTATGTTAAGGGAGTAACGAGTTCTATTCAAACGCAGTTAAACGCAAAGCAAAACGCTTTAACCAATCCAGTAACGGGTACAGGTACTACTAACTACCTACCTAAGTTTACAGGTGCAAGTACAATAGGGAATAGTGCTATACAAGATGACGGAACTGATGTAACAATTACAGGAAGGGCTTTAAAAACAGGTGGCATTGTTAGTAGTGCAGTAGGCGGAGCAGCTAACCAAGAAGCATTAAGAATATATAATGACAATGGTTATATAGGGTTTTTTAATAGCGCCAATACAACAAGAAGTGCTTATATACAAGGTAACACTACTGACTTAACTTTAAATACAAGTTTAGCTATACCAATTTTATTTGGTACAAGTAATGTTACAAAAATGACATTATCCGCTTCAGGCAATTTAGGATTAGGAGTTACACCGAGTGCGTGGGACACAAGTACAAATGTTAGAGTATTACAAATGAATGCAGGCTCTTTATGGGGCTTTAGTACAACTGCATTTTTAATGGTTCAAAATTCATTTAGCAATACAAGTGGAGTTAGAACTTATGTAAATAATGGTTTTGCATCTGAATATGAACAAGCATCAGGTCAGCATATTTGGCAAACAGCTCCTTCAGGAACGGCAGGTAACGCTATATCCTTTACCCAAGCAATGACGTTGAACGCTTCAGGTAATTTATCTTTGGGAAACACTAATGATACATATAAGTTAGATGTAACAGGAACGGGTAGGTTCGGGGGAACTAATACATACAATGGATTTTTAATTGGTTCACATAGTAATAATGTTGGAGCAGCGATATACAATAAAGGAAATGCAGCACAAACTTTATATGCAGATAATTCATCAACAGTATTAAATGCAGAAGTAAATCTTTATTTAAGAACAGGGAACACAGACAGGCTTACCATTGCCTCCACAGGAGCAGCTACATTTTCAAGTAGTGTAAGAGCAGGAACACATTTTCAACTTTCAGGAAGAACAACTTCTTATGGCTATCAATTCCCAGATTGGCAGATTTACAATACAACGGGCGGTGGACTTGCTTTTAATAATTATTCATCAGATTTGTTAACTATTGCTTCAAGCGGCTCAGTAGGTATAGGTACTACATCGCCGGGAAGCTTATTAGATGTTGTTACAAGTACTGCATACGATGGTGTAATAAGAGTTAGGAGTACAGGTACAAATACACCTGTTGTTGCAATGGGTGTAGATGCAGTAGCAAGTCCTGACGGATATGTAGGTACACAAAACAATGTTCCGTTTGGAATTAGAACAAACGATGTTAATAGGATTTGGGTTACTACGGCAGGTAACGTAGGTATAGGCACAACCGCTCCAACAAGTAAACTACACGTTGTAGGTTTGCCTACATCAAGTTCTGGTTTAACCGCAGGTGCTATATGGATTGACGGAACAACATTAAAAATCGTAACATAAAAAATAAATAATATGACAACTTTTAAATGGGTAGTATCACAAATGGACACAGCCCCACAAGAAAATCAAAATTTAGACGTAGTTAAGGTAGTGCATTGGCGCTACCAAGCAGAACAAGTAGACGGAGACAAAACTTACAATGCTGAGGTTTACGGAGCGATGGCGTGTGCTACACCTTCGGACACGGACTTTACCGCTTATGACGATTTAACCTTTGACAAAGTATGCGAGTGGTTAGTTGCAGGTAACAACGTAGAAGCTATGGAGCTAAACTTAGATACTCAAATCGAAAACCTTAAGAACCCCCCAATAATTAACTTGCCATTACCTTGGGAAAAATAATATATCTTTACAAATAAAAAACAACGTATGAAAAACAAAGACCTATTACAATTAGTAGCAAAACTTAATGCAGTTATCGGTAGTCAAGAAACAAAGGTTCAAAAAAAGCTATTTAAAGTTCAAGAAAAAATTAGCAAATATCTTGATGAGTACAATAAGCAAGTTGAGGAGCTTCGCTTAGATAATGCTTCGGTAGACGAAAAAGGTATTTTAATCCTTAATGAGAAAGGCGATTACAAGTTTAACAAAGAAGGCATCAAGAAGCTAACTAAAGATATTGAAGCCTTAAATGATAAAGAATTTGATTTTCAAATAATTAACGTAGTCAATCCACAAGGCTTGGAAGATTTTACCTTCTTACAAGATTGGGTTACTGGCGTAGAATTTAACAAACAAGAAGAAGAAGAACTATAATGGCAAATAACCACCAAGCAGACCAATCAACAATCGTATCTTTAGTTAGTGCTACAATTAGCATTACAAATATTCAGCCGCTATTCACATTGATTGCAAGTTTGGTGGCTATCGTTTCAGGTCTTATGGCTATTCGATACTATTACAAAATGACCAAAAAGCTTAAATGAGATTAATACTTTTAGCCTTATTACTTACATCTTGCGCTTCAGTTAAGAAGTTCGAAAAGAGATATGATAGCACGGGGACAACTAAGATTGACTCCGTGCATCTTGTTTTTTATGATAGCGTTACCAAGATTATAGAGAAGGAGCAAGTATTTACAAAAGAGGTTACAATCTATGACACAATCCGAATAGCAAAGGATAGCTTTGTAGTTATTCCTAAAATCGTAACTAAGTGGATATACCAGACAAAAGAGAAGGAAACCGACAACAGCCTTATCAAAAAAGATACAATAGCGTTTAATCGCACAGAAACGGCTCAAATTTCGATTGTAGATAAAAATAAGGTAACTACTCAGAATAACTTTTGGAAGGCTCTAATAGGGCTTATAATAGCGATTATATTAATTTTAGCATATTGGAATAAGTTATGGAAGTAAACAAAGCAGGTAGGGACTTAATAAAGCACTTCGAAGGGTGCAAGTTAAAAGCGTACAAGTGTCCAGCTGGGGTTTTTACAATTGGTTTTGGTTCGACATTTTACGAAGACGGAAGCAAAGTAAAGGAAGGCGACGTAATTACTCAGGAAAGAGCAAACGAATTATTTGATATAATCATTGACGATTTCGCGAGAATGACAGATGCGCTTGTAAAATCAAATGTAACGGAGAACAATTTTGCTGCATTAGTTTCGTTTACTTTTAATGTAGGTACGGGCAACTTAAAGAAAAGCACTTTACTAAAGAAGGTAAATGCTGACCCTAAAGACCCTACTATTCCTGCAGAATTTAAAAAATGGACGAGGGCAAATGGTGTGGTGCTTAAAGGGTTAGTGAGGCGGAGAGAGGCTGAAGCTAAACTATATGAGCAACTTTAGAACTATATTAGTTAATTTATTATCGGACGAAAGCAACAGTATTAGCCATAAAAGAGTAGTGGCTATGCTTGGCAGCGTTTGTCTTTTTATATCCTTGTTCTTAAACATAATCTTAAAAATTAACCCAAGCGATAAGTTGGTCGATGCCGTGTTGTATCTCACGCTATTTGCTATGGGTTACACCACAATAGATAAATTCAGCAAAAAATAAATAATGCTAAAATCAAAACGCAAACGCCTATTCTTTGATATTGAAGTTTCTGCAAACATAGGCTTCTTTTGGAGTTCTGGTTACAAACTAAATATCGGTCCAGAAAGCATAATCAAAGAACGGGCAGTAATTTGTATCTGCTATAAGTGGGAAGACGAAAAAGAAGTTTACCACTTAGAATGGGATAGTAAACAATG